ATGAAAAGCATGATGGGCTATGCTGTCGCGGCAGTCGCGGCATACATTATTTGGATAGGAGTTACTAAACTACTTGACGAAGCAAAGCCTGTCAAAGAAGAACATAAGAAAGCATGGCGAATAGCACAATGGGTAACAACAGGCTTCCTGTGGTTTACTTGGCTAAGTCATGACATGGCAAACATTGCTGTGTTCCTTCCAAGACAAGTTCCATGGGACCTAATGATCCTAGTGAGCCTTGTGTTTGTTGTAGGACTTGCGTTTATGTTTAAAGAGGGTGGTGGTAAGATACAAAAGATTGTACTAGAAAAACACAACACAAGATATGTGCGTTCAGCAACTATCATTGATGGTGTGTATTGGTTGATCTTATTCTTCTTTAAAGAACTAAACGATATACCTATGTCAACAACATGGGTGTTCGTAGGACTACTATGTGGACGTGAACTTGCTATGGCAACTATGACAGGCAAGGAAAAGTTCAAGACAGTGTTTCCGTTGGTGACCAAAGACTTCTTCAAGATGATGATAGGCTTAGGTGCATCAGTAGGCGTAGTGTTAATGATACACTATGTTATTGTACCTAACGGATACTAGAACTACAAGTCATAAAAATAGGGTGCCTTCGACAAGCACCCTATTTTTTATTTTGTTACTAAATTAAAAATTTCTTTCCAGTTCTTAACAACAGTTACACTATCGTGCTTGTAGCCCATATTATGTCCATGTTCAATTAAGATACTGTTCAACCCTGCATTGACGCCTGCTAATGCATTCTCTGGTTTGTCTTCTACCCACCAACATCCTGTGTCCTTGTATGGAGTAAGTGCTTCGTCTTTGTCATCACCTGTTCCTAGTATCACAAATTTTTCAAATGCTGTTTTACCAAATAGTTTTTGCAAGTTCATCTTACGTAACTTTTGTGCGTTACGATCTTTTGAAAGGCTTGTTATACAGTGAAACTTGTAACCATGTTCTTCGTGTAAACGTTTTACATAATACACAGCATCTCTTAGTGCAGGTAAAAAGCCTATAGCAGCACTTTCGTTAAATGTTTTAATTAACTTCTTGCCTTGCTCTTTACTAATACCATAGCGCAAGTCCATACCGTACACAAACTGATATCCTTCTTGCTTTTCAAAGCCGTGTTCTAACATCCAAATGTTGAACGCCCATTCCCAGTCTAACAAGACACCGTCGGCGTCTACCATTATAATATTATCTTTCACTATTTTGCCTTTCTTCATATAAGTTTCAATATAATGTACACTTGCAACCCTAAAACTATAAGTGGAACTATAGTTCTAATCAATTCCATAGTGTGATTATATTCATCTAGTTTACGTTCTAGTTTGTTTCTTTTCTTATTCATGTGTGTATTGTACACTCTGTTGTTGTATTTGTCAACCAATAGAAAAGGTGTTAGCCTATTTTTGACTAACACCCAATCCTATGACTCTTTATTATTTCGCTATGCGGTCTTTAATATGCTTCATCCCGAATAGGGAACTCTATAATATGTCTTGTTTATTTTTTGGTAGTGTTGATGAAGTCGTAGAACTTCTCAGCAGTTTCCAATACTTGGTCTACTCCTGGAATCTCAGGCATATCAACTTTGTTGATAATTTGCCCTGACTTCTCATCACGTTTGGCAGTTACTTCCCACCCTATCCATTTATTGCTATAACTAAACTCTGTAAATGACTTAGCCATATCAAGTACATTGGTACGAATCTCGTAACCATTTTTATTAAACTGTACTTTTGGAAGTGTTTCACGCACTGATTGTGCTAACTGCTCGGCACCTTTTTCGATACCTTCTTTAAACGTCTTGTTCATACTGGTTCTCCTTTGTGTGTATGTGTGTTTTGTTACTAATGTAACACAAGTATTTAGTATTGTCTGCGTACTTAATAAACTTTTTTTCTTCCAAACCGGTTATTAAGGTGCCGCAAACCATTTATGGTATTATTACTTTTAATACGACTTACCTAAATAATATCACTAATCTTAATTTGAGATTAGATTACTAGAGGAGGATGACATTATGGACATTCTTAATAAAGTAAAGACTTGGGCAGGTGCCTTAACGGAAGTAGGTGTAAGTTTACTTTCTTTAGGTATCATACTTGAAGTCTTGTTCAACGGACAGAACATTCCGTTCTGGCCAAACATCAACATAATTGCTAACATTCAAAACATTGTTGCAGGATTTTCTGCACAAGGTTTAGTTGGACTTGTTGCTGTATGGGTTTTATATTCAATCTACAATCGTAAATAATATATAGACTCAACTTGAAAAAGTTGTAGGGGAGTCATCTTGACGGGCGGCTCCCCTACTCTTTTTAAATTTAGTTCTTAGGTTTTGGACTAGTTAAGAAATCGTTTTCTTCATCTGTATAAGGCCACATTAAAATGCTCCTCCCCAGAATAAACCATTAAGTGTCATTACACAAATTAACACTCCGAACATAAAAGTTAAAGGTATTGCTGCTTGAAAAAATTTAATAATCATTATGCTGCCTTCCCTTTCCAGAACGCTACGCTCTTACCTTTGAAGTAATGATCGCCTGGCTCATAGTTTGCCTTTGCTTTCTTTACTTTCTCAAGTCTGCGAATTGCTTTTAGTTTTTGATTTGATAACTTTGATTTCTCTAGTAACAAATTCTTTGATGCTTCGTAGTATCCTTGCGATGCTAGTTGTGATGCTGCTCTTGAATAGCCAACTGCTTCACATGTGTTTTTTATTCTTTCCCAAATTAACATTATATTCCCCTTTGTGTGTATGTGTTATCGGTATTTGTAACCATGGTGTGTGATAGTTCCAAAAGGTCCGTGCGTGACCTCGCGCCTATCCAGTTTCCTAATCCTGCGTTCCAGATCAGCATGATCAGTAGACTGACTAAGATAATCTTCAACCCAATCTTTTTCAGACCAAAATAGTTTTGAGAGTAATTTACGTAGGAATCGCATTATGCTACCTCCTTACGTAAGTATCTAGGTCCGTTTATTTCTGTTAATGTTGGTGCTCGGCCGTTGTGCGTTAGCATATATTCATATGCATACTGCCAATCGTTTCCGTATTCTGTTTTGGCCCAAGTCAGTAGCTCAGAGCGGTAACTTTTAGTTGACCCGCTATTCACCCAAGACATCAGACCACGTATTAAGTGGTTCATCTTTTTCTCCTTTGATGTATGGATGCTTTATGGTTAGCATGATACCCCTAGTCTTTTCTAGGCGTCAGTAGTCTTTGCTACCGTCAGTAGTCTTTGCTACCGTCATTCGCTTTGTAAGGCATTGTGAAGTTGCCCCGGTCTATCCCAGTGTCTGTGTGTCGAATAGTACAGTGTCACTGCCCTATTCACGTGTATTTATATAAACGTACTTTATTATAACCCCTATTAGAGCAGAAATCAACCGGTTTTTTCATTACTTTTATGCATAACGTCAGTGCTATTTTTGCATGAGTGTGCCTAACAGATGTTGACACCTAATGTTAATGGTTGACAATAGATATCACACCGTATATAATAATGAACGTAAAAGGTTAAATACACTGTATAGGGAAGCATATGAAAATTAAAACTAGATCAATTCTACAAGAACTTAACGCAATTGCTGACAGGAAAGACTCTGAAGCAATAATAGAATCACGTGCGGCAAATATTCTTAATAGTGCAATTAACCTTATGGAACTAATACATAAAACATATGATGAACAGACAGCACTTGATCTAGAAAGAAGATTTATTAATAGTATTAAGGGCTCTGATGTCGCTAAATTTAACAGAGGCATACGAAAAATAACAGAGTCTAAGAGACCAAAGGGATAATAATGTCAGGCAACGAACTTTTAAATGAAGGTGGGAATATATTCAAAGATACTGAAGGGAACCCTGCCACACAAAGAATTCAAAAGAATGACATTGTACCAACCCTACAGTGGCTTGAAGGTATTATTGACTTAGAACTAACAGATAACATGTTAGGTACTACCGGCAAAAAAGCAGACAGTGGAGACATTGATGTTGCTGTAGACACAACAAAAACAACTAAAGCAGATCTAGAAAGCAAACTAGCAGATTACGTATCAAAGAATCACGAAGGTGAAAACACTAAGATGTGGATACGAAAGTCAGGCATTTCGGTTCACTTCAAAACTCCAATCAAGGGCGACCCAGCAAACGGTTTTGTGCAAACAGACCTTATGTTTGGTGATCCTGAATGGATGAAATTTAGCCTACAGGGAAGCGGTGAGGGTAGCCCATTCAAAGGGGTTCACAGACACATCTTGCTTGCCAGCATAGCGAAAACTAAGGATATGAAGTGGTCAGCGAATAATGGTTTAATGGATAGAGAAACAAACGAGTTAATAACAAAAGATCCTAACGCGGTAGCAAAAACTCTGTTAGGTCAAACTGCAACTCCATCTACTATGGATAGCGTGGAAGGCATTATAAGTTACATTAAGAAGTTACCTAACTATGAGGAACTTGTAGCAGATGCAAGAGAAACGTTTGAAAAGGATGGATTAGAACTTCCTAAAGAAGGTCAATTAGAAAGTTTTCAGCCAGGCACAATTGGTTGGATGCGACAGATGATTGATGTTGTTAAATGAGAATAAATGAAGTAGTTGACATTAGGTACAGTGCATTTGACAAGCCAGGCAAAATGCATACCATTGGTGACGTATATGGCAAGAAGAATTTAAAGATTCCGCATGCAAAGTATGTGGATAAAACAAACAGACAAAAGAAGTTACTTAAAAAATGAGAGCATTTGAATTTTTAACAGAAGCAACAGTAGGTAGAGAGTTTAATCACCTTGAGGATCTAGTGTTTACTAATCCAGATGATGGAGCAAAACGTGCTGTTCAAATCATTAAGGATATGGAACAGGACAGTTCAGATGTTGCTATCAAGTGGGATGGTTATCCTACACTATACTGGGGACGTGACGATGATGGGACCTTTAGACTAGTTGGCAAGAACAACTGGGGTAGAGAAGAAGGCAAGTCAGGTAGTCCAGAAGAACTTAAAAAGTTTATTATGAGCAGAGGCAAAGGCGAGGACTGGCGTGAAAGATTCGCAGGTGAAATGGCAGACCTTTGGCCTATATTTGAGAAAGCAACACCAGCAGACTTTAAGGGATACATTTATGCAGACTTGCTATACTATCCTGGAAAGCCATATGATGGCAGTGATGGCAGTATTAGTTTTACACCTAACCAAGTAACTTACAATGTAAGAGCAGATAGTGATTTAGGAAGACGCATTGCAAAAAGCAAAGTTGCAGTAGCAGCACATAACACTTACCAATACTTTGGTGACAAGAGCGGAACTCCTATATCAGATGTTAAACAGTTTAATGGATCATCAGAAATTATAGTACTAGGACAACAGTATGTAAGTAAAGCACCTGCTGTAAATGCTGACAACTTAGGTAATATTGAAAAGGTAGCAAATCAAGCACAGGGTAATATTTCTAAGTTCTTTGAAAAACGTGCAGGACTAAGTGACCTAAATAATATATTCTATACCTACATAAATCAAATGAGTCGTGCTAAGAAACTAGAAGACTTAAATGTAAACAGTTTCCTCAATTGGCTTCAAAATTCAAAGGTATCTGCTAACAAACAAGACAAGATACTAAATATTGCTAAGGAACAGGAACAAGTAATGAAAGATATCTTTTATCTTGTAACTGAACTGATGAAAGCCAAGAACGAGATCATTGATGAACTTGATAAGGCTGAAGGTGATGTAGTTTCTACTACAGGCGGCAAGCCAGGCGGAGAAGGCTATGTTAAAACCAAAGACAAGGTTAAACTAGTACCAAGAGACCGTTGGACACCTTTTAAAAGCGATTAATTCGCTAAAAACCCCTAAAAAAACACCATAACTCCTGAAAAAACCCTTTTTGGATAAATACAAGTGCTAACAAAAATAGCGGCTCCGGAGAGGAGTTAACATTATCAGAGGAGAAAATATAATGGCTGATTTAAGAATTGCGGGAAACTATGCAGATAGTAATGCCGCTGGATCAAATGTAGGTGGCGCTTTAGGTGTCAACTATGGTCTAAATACAACAGGAACGCTTGACAAGGGTCTAAGTACTTTAGGCAAAACACTTGCAGCGTTTGACATCGACTTTGCAGTAAACGGAACTGATTTTGGTGCTACCGAAATGGGACCAACAGGGGCTGTAAAAGAAGTTGTTGAAACAATCAAATCAATGGGAACTATCGTTGGTATGTCTGAAACAAGATCAGACGGTGCTAATAACGGTCAAGTTATAACTGTGCTTATCGAAGGTGACTACGGAACTGACGGTTACGACGGAGCAAACGAAGAGACTTTCGCAGCACACTTAGAAGATCTAATCCAAGCAAAAACAGCAGCAGGCGTTGGTCCAGTTAACCTTAACGCGGCAACTGTAGCAGTGGTAAGTGGTTTTCCATTAGCAGCACTTTAATATAGGAGGAATAACAAATGGCTGATTTATCAAGTTTAGCACAAACAGTAACTAACGCAGGAGCAACTGCTTCAGTACTGACTTCCAACTATAACAAGATGTCTAAATCATCTGGTTTGGCTGGAAAAATCTTTGTCGTGAAAGTTGCAAAAACTAACATGACTGATGCAGAAGTTAATACAATTGTAAAAGGTATCGAAGCAGGTAACGTAAACGGAACTGACGATGCTGGAGTAATTGTTGGAATGGGAACAGCAGACGGTTCTGCTTTCGTAAGCGCAACTACAGACGTATTGTTCTTACACATTCAAACTACTGGTACAATTACAGCAGACGGCACAAACGCTTATGCAGTAACTGGTGCAGTAACAACAATTGAAAACATTGTAGAACCAAAACTGTAAAAAGTTTTATAACTTTGAAAGGGTGTCAATTCGTTGGCACCCTTTTTTTATGACCACTAAATACTATGACTATGCCAGGTTACACAATTAAAACAATAATTGACATTACACGCTCTAACCCCGACAGAGCAGATTCTGATCAAATTAAACAAGGCCAACAAAGCAATTTCAATACGTTGGTCCAAGGCATAGGCATGAGAGCAAATACTCAATGGCCAAAAGATCCTATCCGAACAGTTTCTAACGACATTGCCTACTGGCATTGGAACTTTGAAGTTGAACGTGAAGATACTTTTACTAAGGGAGATGATCCTGTTGGCTTATTGAAGCAAGACTTGCATGGCATTCCAATTATAAAAAATCTAACAGAAACAGAAACACTATCCAAAGCATGTTTTATGACTCTTAACGGAGATCAAAACATCTGGATTGAAAAATCTTAAGCATATACTGGCAGTATTATCGCCCCCTATCTTGGAGTAAATATTAATATGAACAAACTATATTACAATACAATAATGATGAGCACTATCTTTTTTATGATATTTGGCTTTCTATTATCACTATGGGGATTACACATAGAAGCACATAACATAGTTTATGTGGGCGTAAGCATTATGGCTGGTGTGTGTGCTGTATGGTGGTTCTGGGTTATGTTTGTAATTAAGGATATGTTTGATAGAGTCGAAAAGGCAGCAGATAAAATGGTTGAAGTTAAGGTTGAATTAGGCGGTATAAAAGGACTTATTAGGAAACTATTTGAACGCAATGATGATAAATAAACATATAGGCAATTACATTTAATTACATTTAGGCTATCTTAAAAACACATTAGGCCAACTAACAAGTTTACTAATTGTCCCTAGAGAGGGGATTTGTTTTGGAGAACAAAAGATGGCAAAAAGCCAAACAACAAGTTTAGAAAGAGAAAGTTTAGAAGCACACGTTGACCTGTGCGCTCTTCGATACGAGCAGTTAGACACACGTATGAATAACCTAGAAGTTAAGGTTGCTCACATTCATAAAGATATTACAGAAGGACAAAAAGGATTAACAAAAGTTATTATAGGTACTACAGGTACTGTAATTGCAGCAGTTCTTTCAATAGTAGTTACAATTCTACTCAAGATGTAACACTCACAAGTATAGAAAGAGTAAATATTGGCCTAAGGGCCTTTTTTTATGAATGAAGTATCAAAACGTTTTGAACAACTAGTTAACTCCGTCTATAAGAAATTTATAGATAACGGAATACATCTGCCAACCCGAACAGCAGAAGGAATTCTAGTAGGAAACGTACTCATAAAGAGTGCTGGCCCACTAAAAGATATAGTAGTTGACGGAGTAGTTAAGTTTAACGAAATATCACTTAATTGCGTTGCAATTAAGATAGCAAACAATCTAGCAAGTGGAAAAAATGAAAGCCTTACTACCCAATTATTCGCAATTGATAGAGAATATAGCAAATATTTTTTAGATAGCAAATTTCATTTGGATAACTACCATAAAGCGGTAAATAACAGTAACGAAGCAAGAGCAGAGATTTTGTGGACAAGATACGACATAGCAAAAGAAAAAGCACTATATGCTAAGTCGAGAGCAGAACTTTTGACAGGCTTTTGAATAAATATATTATAACATCTGGGAAGAGAGCAATGAAAACACAAGACCTATTTAAAACTAAAGCAGCAAAGGTGAATGAATCAATTCACAAGGCTTTTGGCAAGAAAATTGATTTTTCTACGTTTGATGCCGCAAAATTAGAAGATGCACGGAACAAACTTAGAACACAATTACATCAAGCAAGAAGTACATCTGAGTTTAATGAAAACTTAGAAAGCGATACATATCACGAAGCACAATGGATGCTTGATGCAATTAACAAAGAGCTAGAAGAAAGAGAAGAAGTTGCTATTAAAGGTCTTGAAATAGCAGAAGAAACACCAGATAACTCCGGAGAAGAAATGGAAACTAAAGTCACAGAAGGTGAAATCCAACAAGCCAGTGCTATTGTTACAGCAAAAACTATGGTTGACAGATTGAGCCGTTTCATTGAAGAGATTTCTTCAATGGAAAACGAAACATTACTACAATTAGGCGATTCAATTAGAGATGAAATTGGTCAAGCAGAATCAAAGACATTCATCGAATCAAGTGCTCCAGCAATTCAAGCAGCACTAGAAAATTTAAAAACTACACGTGAAACACTATCAAGCGCAGTTGGCGTTTTAGCAGGCGAAGAAACTTCAAGCGATATGCTTGGCACTGAACCTGAAGAAGGTGGCGAAACTGATATGGCTGAACCAGCAGCAGCAGAAGCACCAGCGGAAGCACCAGCAACAGATGATTTTGCAACAGCAGAACCAGCAGCAGGCGGAATGGAAACAGCCGGTAGAGAAACACGCGAATCAATTAATTACGAGTCACGTTTATTAAAAACACTGGCAGGTTAATATGAAACTGTCGGAGTTCTATTTAGACAAAGAACTTACTGATGCTCTTCCTGCAGCAGGAATGGGAGCAGCACCTACACCAGCACCAGCAGTTCCAGGACAAGCACCTGCTACTGATCCACAAGCACAAGCCAAGATGATGGCACAGCAAGCACTTGACATGCAGAATAGAAAGAAAGAATTGCAAGACACTATCAAAGCCAAACAACAAGAAATTATGGACTTACAAAAACAACTAGCGAGCATTAAGTAATGAGATTTGTAGAATTTTCTCCTAACATGATGGTTGATAGATATGTTATTGTATTAAAAAATCTTATAGGCAGAGCATCTGCTAAGAAAGTACCTGCTAAGATGAATTGGGCAGGACTTAATAGAATACTTAAATCAAACGATGCATCACTAATGGCAGATTATGAAATGTTCAAAGCGATGTACGATAGTTCACCAGCAATCCAAAATCTAGTTAAGAACTTTAACGCAGATGGAATTGAACTGAATGTTCCCGGAGCACAAGACGATGAGACTCCAGCAGACGGAGCAACAGACGCACAAGCAGCAGTAGATGCTACAGCAGCAAGTGCAGCGCCACAGCAATTGGCGCAACAATAATACCACTCTTAACATTTTAACTCTCAGCGTAAAATATATACTATTATGAATAGTGATTTAAAATTCTTGGGAATACAAATGGACTGCACTTCTGACACTGTTAGAAATGCCAATCATATTGCTAAATCTCTTTATGATAATCCTGGGTGTGATTACGCAATCACTCCAGAATGTGCGCTGAGCGGGTATGGAGAGAGTAGCCCGAATGATTCAAGCGATGAAGCATTAGAGATTGTGCTAAATGCATCGAGAGAAACACAAACAGGTTTATTCCTAGGCACAATGGCAAAAGACGGAGAAGACTTATATAACGATTGTTTAATTATTAACAACCAAGGAACGATTGTAAATCATCAACCGAAAAGCCAAATTATACCTTACGATACACAGTTAGGATGTAAACCTGCACCAACTACCGACCCTATTCAACTTCCTAATCATCCTGGTATCTCTGCCGGTGTTATGGTATGCAATGATTTCTGGGGAGGACCACTCGGAGGAATGACTTGCCTTCCACAACAATATTGTAAGGACGGCGCTGTCAATATCCTAATACACTGCACGAATGGTGCTCGTGGCAATGGTGAGTTAATTGATCAGATTAATTGGGATTGGCACACTGCTTGGTTACAACAAATAAGCAGTATCTTTAGGATTGTGGTTATCAGTGTTGACAGCAGTTGCCATATGAAAGGAGAACCTTATAATGGAAGAACTTCATCTCCTAGCGGATGCTGGGTATCAGGTGAAAAAATTGCAGGCGTATCTGAAATTGGACAGCACAACTTCACAGTTACGTTACCAATGGAAAAGATGCATCCTTGGGGAAATTTAATTGCCAATCATACTTGACAAGCAAACAAAATGATAGTACTATATACAGTATGACACATGAACCCAAAGCCGATCTACTGCCACTATTTTCTCAGCCAATCTGTGTTACAGAACTGCCGATTACGGAAGAAGTAGCAAAACACATAAGAAACTTAGAGTATTATGAAATGGAGTCAAGCGTTGGCTGGCTCTCCGAAGATACTCTAGTATTAGATAATCCTGTTATGGCTGGTTTCAAATCCAACCTGGTAAACATTATTCAAGGTTATGCACATGCTATGTTACAAATACAAGACGACATAGAATTTTACATAACCAACAGTTGGGTAACAGTACACAAACAGGGTGATTTTGCACCTGCACACAATCATGATAACAGTTTGCTATCTGGAACTTGTTATATTAATATTCCAGACGACGATGAAAGTATGTTTGAAATATATGCTCCGCAGGCACATAATCTTTTTGGTTTCTTAAAACCAAAATATAAACAATGGAATATTTTTAACAGCAAAAATTGGTCAGCAAAACCAAATACAGGAACAACAATACTTTTTCCTTCCTACCTAGAACACGGAACTACTCCTATGACATCTAACACAGACAAGCGTTACTGTTTAGCATTTAATGTGTTTGCACACGGAGATTTTCATGATTCATGGATGAAAGATAAAGCACCAATCAATAGGTTAGTATTATAATATGTCAAAGACTTTAACACCACCACCCTTCGTAGAAAGATATCAGTATAACGAGCTGAAACAAATTAATGATAAAGTTACACGTAAACGTGTATACCTTACACCAGACGGTGAAAAACTTCCAAGTGTTACAACTATCCTTGGTGCAACTAAAGATATGACTCACCTTATTGAATGGCGCAAGCGTGTTGGTGAAGAAAATGCTAGGCGTATTACAACTGAAGCAGCCGGAGTTGGTACTGCAATGCACGGCAACTTAGAAAGATTCTTAGTTGGTATGCAAAGACAGCCAGGAAACAATCCTGTACACGTACAAGCGAACAAGATGGCTGATGTGATTATTGAGAACGGACTTAAAGATGTTGACGAAGTATGGGCAATGGAGCAAAGTTTATACTTTCCAGGGCTATACTCAGGTACAACAGACTTATGTGGTGTTTATAAGGGTAAACCTGCTATAATGGACCACAAACAAACTAATAAGCCTAAGAAAGCAGAATGGGTAGAAGATTACTATTTGCAACTTGTGGCATACGCTATGGCACATAACGAAGTATATGGCACAGATATTAAGACAGGCGTTATCTTTATGTGTAGTAGAGCCTTTCAATACCAGCAATTTGAGGTAACAGAGGACACTTTTTCAAAGTACCAGGATATGTGGCTTAATAAAGTAGAAGAGTATTACAACTCAGTCTGATAAATACTAATAACAATTTAGGAGTTATTAAGTGGCTGTTGTTCAAATAAGCAAAATCCAGATCCGTAGAGGTCAAAAGAATTCAAGCAGTGGTGTTCCGCAGTTAAGTTCTGCTGAACTTGCATGGGCAGTAGATACACAAGAACTGTATATTGGTAACGGTTCAGTTCAAGAAGGTGCTCCGTATGTAGGTAATACTAAAGTAATTACTGAGCATGATAACATACTAGAACTTGCCAACAGTTATAGATTCTCATCAGACGATCCTGCAATTACATTATCTCAACCAAGAACACTATTAGGTAAGGTAGATGAAATTGAAGTTTCTGTTATTGATTATGGTGCCGTACCAGATGGTTCTACATCTGCTAACCAAGCATTTGTAAATGCATTTACAGAACTATTTAGAAATACTGACGACACATATAAAAAAGTCTTAAAAGTACCTAATGGAGAATACCTATTTACTAGTGACTTAGAGATACCTAGTAATGTAATATTACGTGGAGAAACACAGTCAGGTGCAAAACTTAAAATAGACACAACAAATATTAAATTTATTACATCTGCAGGAACAACTGCGCTTTCAAGTTTTACAAGTAGCGACAGACCAGAAAATATTGTAATTGAGAATTTGACTATCGAAAGGTCAAGTGGACAAACTGTTATATCAGGTTTGAAAAATTCAACTTTTAAAAATGTNACTTGGAAAGGCGAATACTTATTAAGTACTCCTTCAACAAGCATTAACTTATCTACAATAGATAGTGCAGTGTTTTGGACAAACTCAACAGCAGGTATCAAAGTTGACGACATTAAATTTAAGGACTGTTTATTTGAAAGCAATGCTTTGAGTGTTAAGTGTAGTCAAACAATTGTAACTGATACTAAAGTTGACTTCCATGATTGTAAATTCTTTATTAACGATACATCAATTAATGTTATTGGTGTCAGTGGGCAAGCAAACAATTGGCAAATTAAAGATTGTGAATTCCAAGAAGTAAGTAGATATGTGTTTACAAGTAACTGGGGTTCAGGAACTAAATTTACAGGGTCTACATTTACAAACTGTGGTAACAGCACTAACACAGCAGCCAATCCTGTTTGGCCAATGATATCGTTTGGTGAAAGTACTGACAACATTGTACACAATTGTTTTTCTAACAGACAACAAAATGCAGGTATTGTAAGTTCAGAAACAATTACAGGTATAGCAGAGGTTGTAAATTCAGACTTTACACAGATTACAAATAGAAATAATTCACAGATATTTTTATCTAACAGTTTTAGACCAGTAGCGGTCTTCGGCGCATTAAACAATTTTATATCGTTAAACTACATTTTAAGATTAGGTGTTCATGTAAGATACGGAAAACTAGTTATGACAGTCGGTGACGGCTTACAGAAGATTAGTTTTACAGATGAGTATCAATATTCAGACTTAGGAACAACTTCTGAGGGTGGCAAAATTATGAGTAACTTTCAGTTTGATGTAGAACTAAGAGACAATGATACGGACAGTGGCGTAGAAACAATTGTATTGTACTATAAAAATCCTTTGACAACAGGACAAACAGGCAATATATCTTTTGATGTTTCCTACGGTGTATAATTTTGCGCTTTTGAACGCTTTTTCTATTGCGTTCTTGAACACTTTCTGTTACAATAAAAACTAATTAAATGCACATGAAGAAAAGGTATCTTCATTTGTTCTGTAATATGGGTGGGTAAAACCAATCCTGATAAATACCCTTATACAAATAATTAAGGAATAGAGGCAAGAAAAAAAGATGACAAAAGAGATTTACATCACGAAGCGTTCCGGCTCCAAGGAAATACTAAATTTAGATAAGATGCACTTTGTAGTCGATGAGGCTTGTAACGGTCTTTCTGGTGTAAGTGCATCTCAAATAGAGATGAATGCTGATTTACAATTTTATGACGGCATGACAACAGATGAAATTCAAAATATATTAGTAAAGAGTGCTAATGATCTTATATCATTAGAAGCACCTAACTATCAATATGCAGCAGCAAGATTGTTACTGTATACTTTACATAAAAAAGTTTACGGTAGATACGAACATCAGTCGTTAACAGAAATTATCGATATGAATATTAAGCGTGGCGTATACGATTCTAATATTAAAGAAAAATATACAGACACTGAACTAAAAAAATTAAACACATATATCAAACATGATCGTAACGAAGAATTTACATACGCTGGATTACGTCAAGTTGTAGATAAGTACTTGTGTCAGGATAGAAGTAACGGCGACATTTTTGAAACGCCACAGCATATGTATATGATGATTGCTGCAACACTATTTGCTGAATATCCTAAGGAGACACGTTTATCATACGTGAAAAAATATTATGACGCGACTTCACTTTTTAAAATCAACATACCAACCCCTGTCATGGCAGGAGTGCGTACTCCTATTCGTCAGTTTGCCAGTTGTGTTCTTGTTGATGTGGATGATACTCTTCCTAGTAT